AATTTGTAGATGGTGAAGATTATGAAAAAATATCAAGGGAAGTAGAATTAGGGGATGATTTTGAAGAAGAGTCTTTTGATATGGAAAGCTTAGATGAATATGATGATGGAATGGGGGGTCCCGCTAAAGATAGAGGGAACTCAGCTGATGCAGGATTAGATGAAATAATTAGAATGTTAAAACAACTCAAAATGAAAGGTGGGGAGTTAAGTAAAGAAGCATTAAAATTAATCAAAGATAAAATGAATTTAGAGGAATCAAACCTAAATGAAAATGAAGAAGGGTCTCTTCAAGGAAATGTTTTTGAAGATTATATTACTGGATTATTTAATGACAGCGTATCAGAAGAAGGTGGTATACAATCG